GTGGTTGCCATGGATAAATGAACAAATGGATAAAATAAGTAATAAAGCACTTGAACGTGAAGCTGATGAATTACGAAAAAAAATTGCTAAGAAAAAAGAAAAAAAATTAAATAAATTGCTTAATGGTAAATAATTATGGCTAGATCTTTAAAGTTACGTTTAACTGATGAATTTGATGATGTTAGAAGTAAAGTGATGCGTGATCCACGGACCAGGGAAGAGTTGTTAGATCGTTATAAATACCACCGTCTTGAAGATATAATAAAGAAGCGTTATGGCACGAATTATTATTTACGTATCACGAACCATGGAGCAGTTGTTGAGTGATTTGTTACAATTGCAAGGGTAATGGTTATGTCAAAATTAGATTTGAATGTGAAGAAGCAATTACACAATGCAAAGTATGTAACTCAACGGGCGAAACAAAGAATGATGAATTCTATCACCAGTCTTGGAACGACAGCGCAGGGGCACCAAGCTTATACTACGGTCCGCCACTTGACGTACAAGGAGATGAAGGATTTAAGAACTACAAAATTTATGCCAAGTAAAGTTAAACAGTTTAAGGGTGAACCACCCTTTTAAAGTCGGGATAGGGGAAGCTTTCAATGGCTACACACAGCTGTGTCTTAGACGAAGATGGTTCGGCACCCCAACTCCCAAGAGGGCCATCTAAGGCCCCGTGTTCATAAGAATGCCGTTAAACCATCATAGTGTGCGGGGAAGAGAGCTAACCTCTTCCCCACTTATAGATACTTTTAGCCCTAACCAATTTAATATTAGTCATTACCCCCCTGTTACACACGTTACAGTGTTACAATAAACTAAATTATTGATATTATTACTTTTTTATGTAACACCACTGTAACATCAAATAATATTACATGTTACACTATTGGGATATTTTAATCCGAAATGAGATTTATATAAAATAGTAGGGTTAAATAGAACTATACCTTTTTAAAAAAATGCATATAATTAGGATATTATGCCAAAAATTAGAGAAAATTTAAGTCCAAAACAAAAGGCATTTGTTGAGATCTTTTGTGCAGAAAATGGTAGATTAACACCTACAGAATGTGCAAAACAAGCCGGTTATTCAGAAAAAAGTGCAACTGCAGCAGCTTGTAATCTTCGTAATCCAAAATATTATCCTAAAGTTGTAGAAGCAATTGAAAATTTACAAAGAGAATATGCAGAGGCAACAAAAGTTGATGTTGTAAGACACTCAAGAGAACTAGCTAGATTAAGAGAAAAAGCTGTTGAAAACGGACAACTTGGGCCAGCTGTTGTTGCTGAATATAGAAGAGGTCAGTTAGCAGGATTTTATGTTGATAGAAAAGAAGTTGTCACTGCATCTCTAGATAATATGACCAGGAAGGAACTTGAATCAAAATTAAAAGAGATACGTGACAATAATATTGTTAATGCAGAATATGAAATCATCGATGCAATTGAAGATAAACATAAAGAATCAACACAATAACACCTAACCAATTAAATATAAGATATAAAAGCATTTAATCCCTTTCATTTTCTTTGACATTTATTGTTAATTCAATGTCTTTTGTTGCCCATTCACCATTAATAGTTTCATGCCATTGTTCAAGTAAAGGCACTAACTTTTTTAAATCAATGCCATCATCTCCTTCTAATTTACACAGCAACTGATTCTTTTTATTTTTACCATTAGTCCACTTTGTACCAATGTTGTTAATTACAAATTTATCTATATGCATATTGTCTCCTCCTCTAATATTCCATATTTGTCAGATGTTAGACCTTTTTTTACTTGCTCAATATAACAATCCTCACAAAGATTATCTCCATCATCATTAAACATATTGTCGGCTGTCAATTCTTTGCATTGATCACATTCTTCACATTGACATTCAAAACAAAGATAACCCTCATACTTATCATCTTCAGCAGGAATTCTATTAACAAAACGTCCACTTCCAAATTGGGTGTCCTCATGACACCCAATACACTTTTGTCCTATATTAACAGTCATACTGTCTCCTCCTCTAGTTTTTCATCATTGTAATATTCTTTTGCAATTCTAAATTCATTTTCAAAATCATACTTGTTATCTAAACTTTCATGATCAAAATAATGATCGCAATAATGCATTACGTCAGTAATAATCTCAGCAGGTCTTGAAAATGAAATTTTTTTATTTTTTTTAAAACCAATTAACTTTTTAATTTTCTTTGCTCTTTCTTTGTTAGTCATTTTTAACTCCCCATAAACGATTTGCATATTTTTGCATGGTTTCTTCTTGTGTATCACCATTGGGTATAACTTCAATGATGTCATTGGTATAGTCTGGATTGTTTTCATCTACATCTTTACCAGCCATACAGATATCAACTGCTTCTTCCTTATTTTTTGCTTCAACATTTTTCCAAATGTCTTGCATTTTATAAGTTTGTATTATTGTAAATTTTGGCATATTATTTTCCTTTCTCTATTTCCATCACTATTTTGTAATCCCACTCTTCCTGATCATCATCAAAATAGTAATCCAGTTTAAGATTATGTTTTTCCAACATATCATTAATTTCTTCCATAAATAATTCAGCAGTTTCAAATGTGGGTGTATTATACGCCCAAGCTACATAATTTTGTTTACTCATTTCATACCTAAACTGTGAAAATTATCTTCACCTTTAACAAATGTTTTTCTGTCATTAGCTAACCAACCAATGACACCATAATATTGTCTTTGTTCTATGTGTAACCAAATTAAAGTTGGTTTTGGCTTTCTAAAAATTCTAAATAATTTTCTAATCATTTTTAACCTCACTTTTATTGTGATCATATTCTAAAAAATTGTCTATCATATCAGCGAGAATACCAAATTCATCTTCTGGTGATTTATCTGACCAATCTTCAATTTTTCTATTTGTTTTACAAATACCACTCAATACTTGTAAAAATTCTTTAGCTGTCATATTTTCTTTATTCATCATATCTCCATTCTCCCTCTTCAATCGTTGGACAAATACATAACTCTCTTTTGTTAACGTCATCAGTGCTTAAAATACAACCCCAATGATTATCATCCATTAGTTCATTCCAAAAAACAATTTCTAGTTCTTGGTTTTCTTGTTGTAATAATTTTACAAAATCTTTTACTTTCATAAAATACCTCTTCTTTCTTTGTGATACTGACCTCCCTTTTTAAAGCACTTAACGGAACGCTAGTCGGTGTCGGTTTTATACACTTTCACAGTATCACAATAGGTATATAATATTAAATGGGATTAAATGCAAGAATATACTTGTATTATTTTTTATAATGCTTATATGGTGTTTAAGGTTAGTTGCCGACAATGAAAAGTCATAAGAGCAATCCTTTAATTAGGAAATATAAAATCTCTGTCGACAATACAGGCTAACGGCTGTAAAAATGTACCTGTCTCGATGAATTAACATCGTGAGTATAAAATATGCTAACCTTAAAAATTGTTAATGATAACGTGTCCTTTGGGATAGACATTAACAAGAAAGGGCGATACAGTAATCCCGCAACGCTGAAGAACTAGAATTGTTAGTTGTGAACTATCAAAAAGGATTGTTAATGATAACGTGTCCTTTGGGATAGACATTAACAAGAAAAAGGGTAGTCGTTAAATCCTTTTCGACTACCCTATTATAAGGAGTAAATTTTATGAAAAAATTTAAACAACCATATATTAAAGATAATTTTTACACAAGTTCGTATTATGGTGCTAGAGGTAAAAGAGAAATAAGAGTATCAAAAGATCCTTATGTATATTTTACTGTAAAATTAAGAAATCATTTGTCTTGTCTTGGTAAATGGCATTTAAGAAATAAAATTGACCATAATCAAAATACAGAAATAATGAAAACTGTTAAAAATTTTTATGATAAAATTAAAGATAAAAATATTAATGATTGGGAAATGGAAGATTTAGCACAAGAACTCACGGGCTATGAGACCACACATAATACTTAATAATCATTGATTGCCTCGTTCTCTTTTTCTTCAAGATGGCATAAAATTTTATGTAGTTCCAACATATCTTTTTTATTAAGACCACCAACTGTAGAAAAAATTGGATAACCACTTACTGATCTTGGGTGTTGTATTTGATTATCAAAATAGGAATAAAAAAATACCCAACTTTTTTTAAAACCACCAAGAGCAATAGGCATAAAAATCAAAGGCAAGTATTGTTTTTGAGGTACTTGCCATGATGTAAAAACTTTATTAGCTCTAATGTCTAGTGCTAGATCTTTCAATGCTTTCTTTTTCATCTAATTCTTTCTCAAATTGTTCTCTATCTAATTCTTCAACCATTTGAGCAATATAAAATCGCTCTATGTGATTAGCCAAAACTATTAAATAAGCGTCTTGCGTATCTCTACACTCTTTAATAATTCTTTTAATGTTTTCTTGACTACTAGCTTTTAATGTTGCCAATAATTCAATTTCATCTTGTCTTATATCAATTAGGTGTTTACCTTTTTGAATTTTAAGTAATTCTTCAATAATTTGTCTTTTTTCTTCAAATGTCATATTTTTCTTCTTTCTCTTACTTATTAAATGGTTAACTTTTTAATAAAATTAACATCTTGTTATATATATTATGGGCATATTTTTACTTTTCCCAACAAAAAATATTAAAATAAATAGCTTGACATTGTATAAATAGTATGTTTATGGGATATTATATTATTTAATTAAGAATAATATTAAGAAAGGATAAAATTATGCAATTAAGACAATATCAAATAGATCACTATAGAAACAAAATATATTCTATAATTGATCCTATAAAAAGAATCAAAACAATGGAACTACAATCTAAAAAAGATGAAGTATCTGAAATTGTTGGCAAAAAAATAAGATCAATTTTAAAAATTGATACTCATAAAAAATATTTTGAAAGTATCGAAGATCAATTTGTTAAACTTAAACGAGATTATGAAAAGGCGTTTGATAAATTAGAAGAAGAAAGGAATGAAAAAACACAAAAACTTAAAGATATTTTTAAAAAACAAGGTTGTGAAGAATATCATTTACCAACAAGACAGTTTGACAGTTCGTCTATTGAAGATTGCTTAAGAGCTATCGTAAATACAATGACTGATGAAAAATGCAAAACTATGAAAGAATTTAAAGAATTAAATAAATTAGATCATATAAAAGATTGCATGTTTGACGCTTTGTTTGAGGAGGGCAGCTCTAAAGATATGTTAAACCGATTAGATGCTATAATGAAAGGCACTTTAGGAATTGGTTTTAAGCGTGAAGAAGCATTACAACTAACTAAAAAATAATTACATTTTTATATTGACTATCTCATATTTATGGGATAGTCTTTTCACATGAAAAGAAAGGATAAATTATGAGAAATTGGTTTAAATCTTTGTCAATTGAAGAATTGAAAACTTGGATAGAAAATTTCTCTAGTCATAAATTGCTAAGGTCTTTTTTAGACAATCAACCTAGCGATCAAGATTTAGAAGAAGCTAAACAAGTATTACAAGACAAAATTGATCTAGCAATTATGCTAGATCAAGAAGATAGAAAACTATTAGAAGATCATGAAATATGGTTAGATATGGTAAATAAGAAAGGATAAATAAAAATGCAAAAAAAGGAATTAGAAATATTAGAAAGCGCTATAAATTGCATAAGCACTTTACAAGATTGTTTATTTAAAGTTAATGAAAGATTAGAAAAAATTGAAAGTCAATTAACAAATGATTATTTAAAGATTGAAGAGAATAAGAAAGGATAAAAAAATGATTAAAGTAAAAAATGCTTTTAAAAATGCAATTAATAATGAAGCTATTGATAAGATAGATTTAAGAACTTTAAATTTTGTTAATGATCTTTTAGATGGTAAATTAACAGAAAAACAAAAAGACATTGAAATTAATAGAATTAAAAAATTAGCAACAATTGGAGAAAGGATAAAAGCAAAATTATGAAAGATATTGATTTCATGCAACTTGATGATTTGCTTTATAATCAATTGATTGAACAATTTAATTTAAATTTAGAAGAAGAAGAAGATTTAAAAATTTATTTTGAATTTAGAAATAAAGTAGTAGATTTTATTGATGAAATTTTAATTTATAGTGGAAGCTAAATTTTATCAAGAAATTAAAAAAAACTTGTCCAATGTTTATTTTGAAAGAATAGAAAATAGGATTGGACAAGGAACACCAGATCTTACAGCCGTTTATAATAAAAAAGAAATTTGGATAGAATTAAAGTGTATAAAACTAAATAAAGTTTACTTATCTTCTTTTCAAATTGCATGGCATTATAAAAGATATTTATTAGGAATTCGCACTTTCATTATAGTTAAAAGGATCACTGACGGGCTTATAAAAGTGTATGACAATGAAAAAACGCTAAAATTAGCCAAAAATGGCTTCAAATGTCCGTGTTTCATGGTTCTTGAACCTCGAACCAAGTACCAAGAATTACTTAAATTGTTTGATTAATTCTATAATATGGGATAATGTGGGCTATTAATTAGAAAGGATAAAATTATGGCTTATTCATATCCAATTTGGAACAATGTCGAAGCGTGTATTTATGGCAGTTCAAAAAGCTGGGGTGCTAAAGATACTTGTAACGTAAATGTAAATGTTGGTTCAAGTGCTAAATATTCAAATCACTTTGTCAACCACACAACAACAAAAAGAGAAATAGAAAAGGACTTATTTGAATTTAGATTTTACGTTGATAACAGAATAATTAAACGTGCTTTATTCGATAAGAAAAACAAAACTTTTAATTTTTTGGATCGTGAACCGATGACCACGAACCAAGAACCAAACCCAAAACAACTAGAATTATTTTAGAAAGGATAATTAAAAATGAAAAACAAAATAAAAAAAAGAACAATTAACCTAGGTTCAAATTATATTACTTTTTTAAAGGCAGTTGATAAATACAGACATTTACCATACGACCAATATAAAAAGAAAGTTCAAGACGAATTAAAAAGAAAGGACAAATAAACATGAACCAAGAACCAAAAACAAACTTAGATCTAATAAACGAAGCGCTAAATTTAATTAGCGCTAAATTTAAACAGCATAACGATGCTATTCTAAATTTACAACTAAGAGTTAAAGATTTAAGTTTTGCTGTTGCTAACTTACAAAGACAAATAGACGAATTAAAAAAATAAAGATCTTTATTCTAGGGCCATGATCCGTGGCCCTAGGTACTTAAAACCAAATCAAATAAAAATTAATCACTTCCACAGCTGCCGACCCCCCTAAAACTAGCCACGCAAAATAATTTACACTGCGCCCCCAGTTTGATACATAGAACACTATGATAAACAAAACGGAAGTTCAGCTTCAAGAAGATTTAATTAAGGAACACTTAAGAAAGTTAAATTTGGCAGAAAAAAGATTCATACCCTTTGTCAAACACGTTTGGCCAGAATTTATTGAGGGAGATCATCATAGAAAGATAGCTAAAAAATTTGAGGATATTGCAAACGGAAAGATTAAAAGATTGATCGTTAATATGCCACCCCGACACACTAAATCAGAATTTGCATCATATTTGTTTCCTGCTTGGATGGTAGGTAAAAATCCAAAATTAAAAGTGATACAAACTACACACACAGGAGAATTAGCAGTAAGGTTTGCT